TGCGCTGATCGCCATCCCTTTTTTGTCGCGCGCCGACGTCGGAGTCGCATGCGTCTACGAACCGTCATCGCGTTCTCTGGTCCGCGTGGCTGGCGCGCAACTTGGCACCCTCACCCGCGTAGCTGGACAATCACGCCTACGTATGCCCGTCCTGGCTTTTGCTGGCATCGATTCGTCGAACCGGATGACGACGGGCCTGACGGCAACGTTCCAGTACCAGTTAGCGAATGAGCTGACGGTCAACGTCGGCCCAGCGCTTTTGCTTCGTGCCGGGAAGGTTCGCGGCGCATCGGTCTACCTGGGCGTTTCTTACCGGTTCTAGTATGGCCACGCGCAAAACGACAGAAGGCGGATTGAGCGACAGGCGCGCGGTATTCGTGTCTGAATACTGCAAAGACTTCAATGGTTCACGGGCGGCGGCGGCGGCTGGCTACGCTCCAAAGAACGCGCGCTCGACCGCATACAAACTCCTACAGGAAGCAGAGATTCAGCTTGCGATCTCGAAAGAGGTCAACAGCAGGGTCAAAGATAACCGCGTCACCGCCGACCGCGTGCTTCGCGAACTGGCAAACATCGCGTTTGCAGATGTGCGCAATGCGTGTAGTTTTTGGCCTGGCGGGTTCACGTTTAAGCCAAGTGACGAGATTGAAGATGACCATGCGGCGGCCATCGCAGAGGTGAGGCACACCGACACGAAGCATGGCGCATCAAGTTCGATCAAGATGCACGGCAAGGTTCAGGCCCTGGATCTGCTTGGTAAGCATCTTGGTTTGTGGACTGACCAAATCGACATCAGCGCGGTTCAAGCTGATGCCAACGCGAAGCTGCTCGCGGATATCGCGAAGGTCTACGGCGATGGGTCTGACCCCGTACATTCAGGCAGCTAAGGCCGCCGGGATGCCCCGGGACCAGCTCGAGCGCTATCTGCTCGCTGGCGTCACGCTGAGCCCGACACAGTTGCGCGCGGCGGCAGCAGCTCGCCAGTGCGATCATCCAGGAGGCCCGACTGATTTGGGTTATGGTGGCGCGCGTGGCGGTGGAAAAAGCCACTTTGTGCTTTCTCAGATGGGCGTCGATGATTGCCAGCGCGTTGCTGGGATCAAATGCCTGTGGCTTCGCAAGGTCGGCAAAGGTGCCAGAGAGTCGCTTGACGATCTTCGTCCACGGATTTTCCACAACACTGCCCACAAGTACAACGTATCATCGGGTCTCATCTCGTTTCCCAATGGCTCGCGCATCCTGAGCGGGCACTTCAAAAACGAGAACGACATCGATGCCTATTTGGGCCTTGAGTACGACGTCATTGCGATCGAGGAGGACACCACGCTCTCGGTCCAGAAAAAGCGGACCATTCGAACGTGTTTGCGCACCTCGAAGACAGGGTGGCGCCCGCGCATGTATCGGACCACGAACCCGGGCGGCGTCAGTCACGCTGAATTCAAAAGCCGGTTCATTGTGCCGTGGCGGCGCGGTGAGGAAACGGATACGCGGTTCATCCCCGCCACGTCGGCCGACAACGCGTACCTGAACCCTGAGTACATCAAGAACCTTGACCAGCTCGTCGGTTGGCAGAAGCGCGCCTGGCGCGATGGCGACTGGGATGTTGCCGCTGGTGCCTATTTCACGAACTGGAACGATTCGCTTCACGTCGTGGCACCTTTCGACGTTCCTGAGCATTGGCGAGTGTGGGCGGCTCTTGACTACGGTTTTACGCACCCCACAGCGCTTTACGTGTTTGCCGAAGACGGCGATGGCATGGTCTACGTTGTTGGCGAGCACGTCAGGCAAAAGGCGCTGCCAAAGGCGCACGCCCACGCCTATTTTTCGCTCCTGGCTCGGCTCAAAATTGCTCCCCAGCGCATTCGCACCTTTGTGGCCGGCGCCGATGTCTTTGCCCAGCGTGGTGACTCAGCGGCGCGTACCATCGCCGATCAGTATTCCGATTACGGCATCACGCTCGAGCGCGCCGACATTGATCGCATTACGGGCGCCTCTGAGCTGCTCCACCGGCTTGGTGATCCAGATGAGGGCATCGATATTTCACTCAAGATTTTCAGTACCTGCCCAACGCTCATCGAAACGATTCCAGCCATGGTGCACGACCCGCTGAGGCCCGAGGATGTTGACAAGGTGGACGCCGATGAGGACGGCGTTGGCGGCGATGACCCGTACGACGCTTGTCGCTACGGTTTGATGGTTGCCAGCAAGCGACGTGGATGGCTGGCCCGCATGGATGAATTCAGAAGCGTTGTTTCAGGGTAATGCGTTTGCCATTTTTCAACCGCCCGCCCGCCGAACCAATGTCGCTCTCCGATTCCGACATTGAGCGCGTGGCATCGAGCCTCAATGATCGTCTGTCATCTGGGTTGCTCAATCTGCTCCAGACGCCGACCGGGAAAACCGGGTGGCCGTACCAATTGGATTCACCGCACTCGTTTTGGGTCACGACCAACCCTAAGCGGTTGCCGGGCCGGAAAACGACGGTCGACCAGCTTCGCGCATGGTCTCGAGAATGGGACCCGCTACGCACCGTCATTGAGTACCTCAAGGCTGAGGCCGCAAGCATCCCCATCACATTCGCGCCCAAAGACAAAAAGAACCCAGCGGATACCCAGATTGCCACCATGATGGAGTTCATTGGCGACACAGGGCCGCTCGGTGGTCACCTGACGCGCCGCGTTTTTGAGGCCAAGATGTTCGAGGACCTACTCGTGGTGGGTGCTATGGCGAGTTGGTACGAGCGCGGTCGAGGTGGCAAAACGCTTGCCTGCCACCACATTGATGCGGGAACTATCAAGCCGCGAATCGACAGCCTTGGATGGCCAGACATGGTCACGCCGTACGAGCAATGGATCATCGGCGTCAAGGTTGCTGATTTTGGCCCTGACGATATCCGGTACGACGGCATGTTTCCGCGCACAGACACACCTTATTACGATTCACCCGTTGAATACGCGCTCTCGCGAATCCTGGCAGGCACAAAAGCGGACGAATGGAACACGATGTGGCTCGATGGGGCGGCTGTCCACACGGGCGCCACGATCACGTTGCCCATCGACTGGACCCCGAGCGAGGTCAAGGAATTCACCGCGGCGTGGAACCAGACCATGAACAACCCGGCGTACCGCCAAAGCACAAAGTTTTTGCCGTCTGGTAGCACAAAAATCGGCGACCACAGCCGAAAAGACCAGGATTTCTCAGGGTTCGAAACCCAGATTATTCGCCGGTTATGTGGAGTTTTTGGCGTTCAACCTGCATCAATCGGTTATGTTGGCGAGCAGTACAAGGTCACTCAAGGCGATTCCATGAAGGCGAGCAAGCGCGTCGGGCTCGGCCGCATGCTTCAGGTGCGCAAGGAGTTTTACGACGATCTGTGCATTCGGCTCGGTTGCCCTGACATTGAGCTGGTCAACGTCGATGACGACCCGACCGAGCTCGAGCTTCAGACGAGGATTGGCGTGGCCGCGTGCGGCGGCGCTTGGAAAACGCTCAACGAGGTTCGTGCTGAGAATGGGCTTGACCCGGTGGAGGGTGGTGACATCATCCCGGGCACCCAGCAGCCGGAAGAGGAAGACGAACCAGAGGATGATGGCGACGAGCAAGGCGAGAGCGATCCGCCAGACGATGATGTTGGCGAAGATGGTGAGCAATGAGCCAGGTAGTAGAACCCGCCCAACTTGTGCCTCTTGGCCTTGACGAGACTCCCGAAACTGTTTGGGTTGTGCGCGTGCGCGGGAACGCATACCTGTGCGTGGTGCATGGCGACGTCGACGGGCTAGCTGGTTTTGTCAATGAGAACGACGCCAAGCACGTTGCGCTACGGATTCGGCTCGGCGGCCAAGGCTTCTTTGGCGCCCGCGCGCACCTGACGCAGTTCGATGATGCACTCGACATGGCAAAGAGCAAAAACAAGGACGGCGTTTGGATCTACCACGACGATCAGTACCTGATCCAGCCAGAGATTCATTACGTTCGTTAGCGTGCCCCGGCGCTTTCGTTGTTTCAAGGCATGAAGCTGAAAATGCCAATCTTCCGACTATTCGGCAACATCGAGCGCGTTGACGAGGAAACCCGTACGGTTGTAGGCTACTGCTACCGAAACGCTGATCCTGGCGACGGCTGGGTGGTGCCTCGTGACGTCATGGAACGCATGACCACTGACTACATGGCCTACGCCAATGTGCGCGAGATGCACCAGCCGAGCGCAGTCGGCAAGGTCACCGAGCTCACTTGGGATGCCAACGGCTGTCTGATGCGCGCGCAAATCGTCGACGATCAGGCGTGGGAAAAGGTCAAGGCTGGCGTTTACACCGCGTACTCGATTGGCGTGAAGCCCTCGAAAATCAAGCGGTCCGCTGGCAAAAAGCATCTTGAGGACGGCTCGTGGTACGAAACGTCGCTCGTGGACCGTCCAGCCGACCCAGGCAGTGTGTTCACGATTTCTCGAGCTGAAGGCGACGACACCGAGTTTGATGTTGAGGTCGTTGATGATGATGTCACTCGAAGCGATGACCAAGGCCTAGAGGATGCGCAACCACTGACTCGCGGCACGTTTGCGGACATGATGGGGCAGCGAGAAAAGTACACGCTCCGATATGCGGCGATGGAAGTCCTCGGGAGCATCCTGTACGACATCCAAGAGTCGAAATCTACCAACAAGGCTGGCGAAATTCGGTCCGCGTGCTCAGAATTTGCCGAGTACATCGCTCCCATTATCGGGCGCGGCGAGTTTGGTGGCCCTGAATCGGTTTTGGCTGAGGCAACCGCGCTCATTCGCGGTGTCGCTACACCTGATCCCGCCGAGATTGAAACTCTCAACCGCACCATCACTGAGCGAGACGCAACGATCGAGGAATTGCGCCGCCGTGTTGAGGAGCTTGAGGCCGAGCCGGACCCGACGCAAAACCGCCCAATTGTCAACGCGGCTGAGGTTGTCAAGCGCTTGCGAGACTCTCACGAGGCAAAGCAGGCAAACACCGACGTCGCCGAAGCCGAGCGTGAAGTGCTGAGCCGCGATTGGAGCAACGCCACGGACGCCGAGCGGCGCAAGGCCCTCGATAGGCTTGCCGAGCTTCGTCGCGGTTAATTCGTTGTTTGATATCAAATGGAGGTTATGTAAACATAATGAACATCGCTCACCTTGCGCCGGGTAACCCTTTTCTGTCGGGGGCACCCAGCCAGATTGTCGTCCCGCACCAGGGGCTGATTGAACGTTACCGCGCCGACGACTCCGCCCGAGCAGCAATCGAGCGGCTGGAGCGCGGTGGCCTTGACACTGATGGCGCCGCAGAACTGGCTAACATTTTGCGCGGCATCACATCGCAGACTTCAGCGCTGCCGGTTCGCGAGAATCTGGACGCTGAGGTTCACGTCCTGACTCCTGTGACCTGCCCGCTTCGGAATCGTATTCCGCGCGTGCCTGGTCCTGGCGGTCTCTCCGCGCAATGGCGCCAACAGTCCTCGTTTGGTACCGGGCTCGGCACGCTGACCACGTGTTCTGGCACCACAAACTCAGCAAACACGCTGGTGGTCGCCAATGCTCGTGGCTTCTTTGCGGGTGAGCAAATCATCCACAACTCGGTCACGCACACCATTGCATCGATTAACTATTCGACCAACGTCATCACTGTTGGTGCGTCCCCTGGCATCTCGCAAAACACCCAAACAAACGGTCAAACCGTGGTGAAGGCGAACTACTTCTGGCCCGAGCAAGGAACCGCCAGCCGAATCTTCTACGAAGAGACTGGCGCGCCGGTTGAAAACACAACTGTCTACCTAAACAAGACAGCGGCGTTCAAGCTGATTGGCGACATGGGTTCTGTGACCATGTTTGCAATGGCGACCGGTCAGAACTTCTTCAACCAGTACGAAACGGAAAAGCGCAACACGCTCATCCGCGCCATGCTGAAGGAAGAGTACGCACTGCTTCATGCTGACAGCTCGGTCACCGCGGCTCCGTGGGGCGATGGCACCAATGCACTCGCATTCCAAGGGCTGGTCCCGTTCATCAATGCAAACGCACCAAGCGCTCAAATCCAGACTTCGGTCGGCGCTCTGACGTTTGGTCACTTGCAACAGCAGCTCACAAAGTTGTGGTACAACGGCGGTCGAAAGCTCTGGATCATGGTATCTGGCGCCCAGGCCGAAGGGCTTGCTGACCTGCTGGCGAACAAGGGCAACTACCGAATTTCGGTTACGTCCGACGTGAATGCCAAGGCAGGTGTGCGAGTCACCGGGCTTGTACACTCGGTATCTGGCGAAGAGGTTCCAATTTTCACCCACCCGTTCTTGCCTCAAGGCATGATCGTTTTTGGTGCAGATACGAACGACCTTGGCCAGTCGGCATACGAAATCGAGGTACTGCCACAGGTCCAGGCACCCGAGTCCGCGTTCATGGATGGAACATTCAGCGGGTTCTACGCTCAGGAGATCGCGCCAACGGCGGCGGCACCCGAAGTGCTGAAGTTCAAGGTGGCGGCGTACGAAGTTCCGAAGTGGAAAAATGCCAACGTGCTCGGTATTTCTACCGGCGTGACGGCGCCATCCCTTTCGTAAATCTTACGTCCTTCATGGGTTGCAGACGGCCTCATCCGCGTGGTGGGGCCGTTTCGTTGTTTCTGGTATGGCATTTCCAACTTTATCAGAACAATCGCCCTCCCTCGAGCTGAACGAAAACGCTCGCAAGTTCAAAGTCACCAATGAGAGCTATCTTGAGGTGCCCGGGTTGCTCGAAGTTGAAACCGTTTTTCTTGGCCACGTTGAGCTGCCGCTCACGTCCACACGCCCATTTGCGCGCCAACTGCCAGGGAAAGAGGTTGACATGGTCGAAAATGAAGTGCCGATGCTTCAACTCAGCGACATGCCTGAGGTCGGCACCGTGCTTCTGCGCTCGATCTGGTCCAACGATGGCAAGTGGCAACTCGGCACCGAGGTCGTTGTTGTCGGCAAATGGGACGAAAGCGCTGACCCAAAGGACTTCGTGCCACAAACCGAGCTGGACAAGGCCAAGGCCGCGCTTGAGGCTGCCAATGCTGAGCTTGCCGCATTGAAATCTGGCGCCAAGGCAGAGGATGAAGCCGCTAAGAAGGCAAAGGCCCAGGCCGATGCAAAAGCCAAGGCGGAGGCTGAAGCCGCTAAGAAGTAATGGCGCTACCCACCACCACGGATATTGCCACATATTTAAGCCAGCGGTTTGGCATCACAGTCACCGCTGGCGATGCAAGCATCACGCAGATGCTTAACGCGGCTCTCGCCGACCTTGAGACGATCACGGGCTACTCGCCGTTCATTTCGGACGGATCCAGCTCGGCGCTCATGCTCGACTTTCCGCGCCTGGCGCCCTACATGCTCGTGTTGCCGTCGCCGCTGCTCACACTGTCATCGATCGTGGTCGCAGGGACCACGTTCACCGAAAACGTAGATTTCACGCTTGAGCCAGTGCGACGTCAAGGGCCAAAACTACGCGTTGCTTTCTACCGAACGCCACCGACATGGATGCGGGCGGTGACGGTCACCGGCACGTGGGGCTACTGCACCGCGGCGAATCTGCCAGCCGACCTGTTTGAGGCCATCATGCAACTCGCGGCGGGCAAAATCCTGTCAGCGATCACGGCCGGTGAGGTGACAAGCGCCGGTGAATCGTGGACCGATGGCGACGTGAGCAAGCGCAATGTTGGCGGGTCGACCGGTGGCATGGCGGGTCTGGAGTCGAGCGCCGGTGGCGCTGGCGTCATTGCGTCCGCTCAGAAAACCATTGCTCGGTACAAAAACACGGCGGTCTACGCGTAAATGGCCACGTACACCATCACGGCGATTCAAAGGGTGGCGTTCACCGGCCGTTTCGCTCTGTACAGCCCGAATATCTCGGGCATTCGTGATGGCACGCTTGCCACGATCAACAAGGTTGTTTACCAGCCCCACAGCATCCATGTGCACGGCCGCGTGACGTCGACGCCCGACTATGCCAGCCCAACACCGACCGGGCGCGTGAACGCCGCGTACCTCGACACCACGGACCGGCTGCGGCTCAACATCCATCAGCAGATTGAGGATTCTTGGTTTGTGCGCGATGAGAGCACTGGGCAGTGGTACAGCATCGTGGGCGGCGCAAAGAAGGAAACTTTTCGGGCCGCAACGCAGTGGCTGTATCTCAAGCGCACGGTCCAACCAGAAATCGACTCGTTGGGCATCACGCCCGTGGATGAATCGCAATGATTGAAAATTTGCGCCAAGATTTTTACGAGCTGCTCGAGGGTACGTGGGGCGGCGACATCAGCAAGGTTCTTGCCGAAGAGGAGTCGGACCGGTTCAACTGGATCAAGTACATTCAGGGCGGCGGCACCGACGTCACTGTGCCGTTTGCGGTCTGCATCTGGGGCGCCATGAACAAATCACCGCGTGGCGCGTCCACCGAGCAAGTTTGGGACGTGCCGCTCACCGTTGTGCTGGTCGACAATGCCGACAAAACCGCTGAGGACCGTGACATCTATTTCGCGACGATGCTCGAGGGGCTTTGGACAGCCTTGCAGGGCTACACGGGCACAGAGTTTGCCGCGTGGACCCAGCCGGTGTACGATACGAACCCGCTGAACCAGGCGAATAGGGCGCTGGTAGAGCAGAATTTGCCGTACATCTGCGCCATGGCCTCATTCACGCTCAACGCTGGGACCTCACCGTGAGCCACACCTTAGGCGATTTCCTTGACGATTTGAAGGCGCTGAACCACGCCCTACCGGTGATTGGTTCGCAAATGGCGATGGGCGCGGCCGATCTTGGCATTCAAATCGCGCGAGAGCAGAGCAGTGGGCCATACAGCTCGGCCCAGCTTGCCGCGATGGACCACCCGTACGCGACTCGGCACGGATCGCCGATGCTTGACCCGTCGATGATTAACGAGCAAAGTGGTGCGTTCCGCGCGCACTGGCAAGCGGTGAGATACGGGATGGGCGCCCAGATATTCAACGACGCGTTTTACGCCAAGTGGCTCGAGGAGGGCACGCCGACGATGTTCGCGCGCCCGGCTGGGCTTGTGATCGAGGGCCGGTTGCAAGTTCAGGCACCCGGCGAGCTCACTCCAAAGTTTGATCGAATGGTTTCGTTGTTTCTACATTGATGAGCACGATTGATGTAGTCAACGATGGTCGCCGGTTCCCTGCCGATGGGCAGGCCGAGCCAGCACCAGCACCAGAAACGCCACCAATCGGTGACAAGGATGGAGGTAAGTAATGTCGGCACAAATGAGGCCACGCGTCATAGTTTCTCAAGGTGGGCTCACCGCGATAACCATCACAGCACAAGCAATTGCGGACAATGGCACACTATCCGATGCCGGAACGCCCGTAGTTGTCACGTCCGACATCCAAAGCCTGGACCATCAGTACGCTATCTCAACGAAAAACGTGAGTGCGTCAACATCTCCGCGCGCCAACAACCTCACCATTGAAGACGATCAATCGCTCAACCTGAACGTTTTGCTGGTCAACAATGGCACCGACGTCAACCCGTTGCAGACTCTGCTGAGGCAGTACACCGTGTTCAAGCTCTCGTGGGTCGTTGGAACCGTCAGCGGCGGCAAGAAGACGCGCACATTTTACGGTTCTTGCTCAGGGTTCAGCGAATCTGGCCCTGGCAAAGAGGAGATGATTGCCACCGCATCGTTTGCCGCCGTCGACCCAGGCGCGACCGATTGGGGCCCATAAAGCATGAGCAGAGCAAACCCGTTTCTATTGTCCCGCCCGCGCCGAGCGGAAATTCGGCGCACTTTTGTCGTTGAGCAAGATGGCACTCGCATGGCGTTCCCGTTTTGCGTGCGCGCTCTTGAGCCGATGGATGAGTTCAACGTGTCCAGCATTGGGCGCGAGCTCGTGGCGGACTACGTCACGCCTCACGACAAGCACACAGGCGCTCCCAAGGTCATGCTGCCGCCGGTTGACGGTGAGCCGCTGCGCGTAACCGAGTCGACCTGCTTTTTCGTGGCTCAGTTCCTTGTTGCCCAGTGCGGCGAGAAAGACACTGAGTACGAGCCATGGAATGAGATTGATATTTTTGCCATGCTCGCAAATCCCGCCATGCTCACGAATTTGGCTGAGTTGTCGGGCGACATGGCCATTAGTGAGGTCGCTGAAAACAGCCCTTTGCCCGTAGCAGGCTCGCAGTCATCCGCTACTGCGTTGCCAAGCGAATCGGACACCCAGAGCTACTGACGCGCCAAGACGCGCTACTTTGGTCGATCAACGAGCGGCTTGCGGGCAAAGAAGGCTTTGACGTCCCGCCGCTTGGCTCAGGATGGATCCAAGACTTGATCGATTCGGAGAGTGATGGGCCACGGGTGACCGATGCAGACATCGAAGACTCGTTGTTTTAGTTAGATGGCATACGTAATCGACATCACTGCGCGAACTGGGCGCGCTGGCACCGCCCTTACCAAACTGGAAACCGTGGTTCAGCGGCTCGAGAAATCGCTCGACAAGGCGGCTGCCGCCATGGACCGGTTTGCAAGCGCCTCGGCTCGTGTTGGTGCGATTAGTCCCATGGGTGGCCCACCTGCACGGCGTGGTGGTGGCGCAAGCCCACAGCAGCTCAACCATGGACACTTGTACAATTTCTACCGCGCTCAGAACCTGCTCAACGGTGGTTATGGTGGTCAGATGCTTTCGGCGGCGCGTGGCGCGTTTGGAACTGCCTCAGCCCAATTTGCGGGCGGCAACTTTGGAGCGGCTGGACAGATGGCGACCTGGGCGGCTCGCATTCGACGGTTGCAGGGTAGTGGTTCGGGTTCTGCGATCGGCAAATGGCTCGCATCGTCACGGTTTGGCGTTGGCGCAAATGGCGTTTCGCTGCAGCCTCTCGTTGGTCAAAGCATTGCGATGCTTGCCAAGCTAGGTCCTCATGGCATGGTGGCGGCGGCCGCACTGGCGGCTGTGGCGCTTGCGGCAATTGCGGCAAAGAAAGGTTTCGATAAGTTGGTCGAAATGACCGGCACGAAGTTTGCCACCGGTTCCACGTTTGGCGAAGCGGCGAAGCTGTCCGCCATCGGCACGTATCTTGGTGGCGACATCGCTGGGCGCGTGAATTCGTTCCAGGACGCCATTGGCTCGGGCGGATACGCGGCGGCGTACGCCGGTCAGGCTGGCATCAATGTTGTTGGTGGACCGTTCGGCGACCGAAATTATGGGCGCAAGTACCTCAAGTATCTGGACGCGGTGTACAACGCCAAGAGCAATGACACCGCCGACCGAATGTCGATGGCTGTTGGGCAGCGGGATATGCAACGCATTCGTATGCTTGATCCTGAAACCTATCAAAGGCTCAAGAACTCGATGGGTGACTCGATCAGCGCGAAATCGGCCGCCGCCGCTGAAAAGGCGAAGGCTGAAATGGCGATTTTCTCAAACGAGCTGGACAAGTTCGCAACGATGATGGCAAGGTCGGTGATTCCAGTGCTTACCAAGTCCCTTCGGTGGATAAACGATATGCTGGACAGGCTTTTGAGCAACAGGGCGTTTGCAACAGCGTTGGGCTTCTTCTTTGGTGGTGGCGCAGTGGGCGCAGCGATGATGCACGGCGCGTCAGAGGAGTACCTCAAGTCCAAGAACATCAAGGTCGACGAGAACACGAAGGCGCTCAATGAAAATACGCGGGCCCTCGGGCAGTTCCGTGAGGTTATTGGCGGTGGCCAACGTGCTCAAAACTCATTGCCTGGCAAGGCGACCGGAAAGACGCTCAACAACGACGCGATGCGCATGGCGCTTGCGGGTGGTCTGATTTAGCGAAATCCGTGAATGTCCGAGTCGTAGAACTGGCCACGGTCAACAGGTATCGACCGTTCGTATGGAGTCTCTTCAGGCTTTTGCTGTGTGCTTCCCACCCAAGGCATTACGGATGTCAATGCCGCCAGAGATGCCAATGAGCCAGTCACGATCAAGTAGGGCCACGCATCCATGAATTGCCATGTTCCTCGAGGTGCGTAGCCGCCACCGAAGACAGCCCAGTCTCCGAGCTTGGGGATAACCTTGAGCGCTGAGGCGCAAAGAATCGCGTCGACCATGAACAGCGCCCAGGCGATAATTGTCGGGATCAGCACGAGCGCTGGGTGCATAGCCATCGCGAGCGTGGTGTACCACCCGAGCACGATCCCAGCATACAGCCCACCAGCAAAAATGAACGCGACGCCTTTCCACACTTGCTTGTTGTAAAAATGCACCAGGAACGGCAGGAACATCGCGAGCAAAAACGCCGCCAAGATCGAGTGCTCTTGA